TTCTGATGTAAAGAAATCAGCTAACGCAGATATTAAATAACCTGAAGTAACATAATTAGATGTTTCTCTGTACACACCCTTACCACTAACAGTAGCAAACAAAGTATCAGAAAATACTGCTATGCCTTCTACTATCCCACTTTCCCCAAACTCTAAATCTCTAGCTATACCACCTGTTGGTAGATAATATCGCCACAGATTAGTTTTACTTGCTGTATCTATAACACCAGTAAATATGCTATCCCTGGTAGATACAATTTTATATGGTGCTTGATTAAGTGTTGTTGAGCCATCACCCCATTGTTTTATTAACTGTGCATTGACAAGTACATACAGACTATTAGCATTTGTTATCTCTGCTACATACAATCTACCTATCTTGCCACTAGCTGTGTTCTGATACGTGCCATAAAATATTAAACCTTGTGCTGCATCAATAGCATTAGGTACTTCACCCTCTATGAATGTTTGACCTTTCAATGTAAGTGTTGATGATTCATCTGCAAAAGAATATATATAGCCATCATCTGCACAAGCCAAGACTACTGCACCACCATCTGTTACATCTGTCCAAGAACTACCACTAGGTAATGCTTTCATAGTTGGAGGATTAGAACCACTTGTTACTTCGTGTAACTCTCCGTTTGTAGCACTAGCGACTAGCCTACCTTTCATAGACCACAACTTATCAAATGTCTTATGTGTATTGTGTGTTGCATAACTACCTGCACTATTTCTCACATAAATATCTCCATTAGCTACAAAATATAATTTACTGCCAAGCACAGCCATACCTGTAATATTGTTACCTGCACTAGGTGTACCATCAGTAGATACATCACCAGTTAGTGGTGTTGCTATTTTCTTTAATACTGCACCATCAGCAAAGAATATTTCACCACCTAGTTCCTGCATATAGCCATTAGTGCCTAAAGTGTCACCATTAGTTGGTTCTTCTGTAGAATGCAACAACGATAATTTATATTCTTTACCTGGTTCTTTGTTGCTAAATACATCTACACCACTACTATCCCAATATCTTTGAAAAGCATTTTCTGGTGCATTTCTTTGATGTGCTTTATCTAATCCTGAACCACCAGAAAAATCTATT